CCTGCCGGTACACGCTGGCAGCGTGCTGATGGTGTGGTTTACAGCCTGGCTGATGCCATTGTGATTGACCGTGCAGGAACGACGGAAATTACCGTTACCGCACTGGCTGCCGGTGAGGCAGGAAATACCGGTGAGAATACCCTTTTAACGTTGATCACCCCGGTTGCCTGTGTTGTTTCCGATGCCATCACTGTAAAAGGGTTTTCCGGTGGGGCTGATATTGAGAGTGCAGCGGAGCTGCTGTCACGGCTGGAATATCGTGTCCAGTATCCTCCGTTCGGCGGTAATCAGTTTGATTATGTTCGCTGGGCGCGTGAAGTCAGCGGCGTTACCCGTGCCTGGTGTTTTCCGACATGGAAAGGCGGTGGCACAGTCGGGGTGACGTTTGTTATGGATAACCGGAGCAATATTTTTCCACAACCGGCAGACGTGGAACGCGTGGCGGATTATATCGCCGGTCATACTGACCCGATCACTGGTCTGATTGTCGGACAGCCTGATGGTGTAAATGTCACGGTATTTGCGGCAAAGGCAAAGCCGGTAAATCCACGGATTTATATATCACCGAAGACAGCCGAACTGAAACAGGCTATTACTCACGCCATTAATACCATGTTTTTTAATGAGGTGACGCCGGGCGGCGCACTTGCCCCCTCCCGTATTATCCGTGCGGTGGCAGGTGTTACCGGTCTGGATGATTTTGAAGTGCGTTTCCCGACAGAGATCCAGCGTTCGGAGAATACGGAACTGTTAACACCGGGGACAATTGAATGGCTGTAACACCCTATCAGACGGCCTTTCTGCAATTACTGCCGTCAGGGCTTGCCTGGAATAAAAGCCCCGACAGCAAATTATCTGCGCTGGCGCAGGCCATCAGCGACGTGATTGCCGCTGCGGCGGATGATGCGCGGCAAATGCTGCGGGAGCGTTTCCCGTCCACATCCCGCTGGTATCTGGGGGAGTGGGAATCATTTCTGGGGTTGCCTGACTGTACCAGCGAAAACGGCACCCTGTCCGAACGCCAGCGGGCTGCCGCGAATAAAATGCGTATGACCGGCAATCTGAGTCGGCGCTTTTATGAATGGCTGGCTGCGCAGTACGGTTTTACCGTCAGGCTGACGGATTCCACAGAAGGCCAGTGGGTTACGCAGGTCAATATTTACGGTATTAAAAATTATCGCAACGCAACGGTGCTGGATAATGTTCTGACGCCGTTACGTGTTTATGAATCGGGTGCGCTGGAATGTTTACTGGAGAAATATAAACCCGCGCATCAGATTTATAAATTTGTTTACCATGACGGAGATAACTAATGTTTTATATTGATAACGACAGCGGCGTAACCATCATGCCGCCCGTATCCGCCCAGCGTAGTGCTATCGTTCGCTGGTTTTCAGAAGGTGACGGGAATAATGTTATCACATGGCCCGGCATGGACTGGTTTAATATTGTGCAGGCGGAGTTATTAAACACGCTGGAAGAAGCCGGTATTCAACCGGATAAAACAAAATTAAACCAGCTTGCACTGTCCATTAAAGCCATTATGAGCAATAACGCGCTGCTGATAAAAAATAACCTCAGCGAAATTAAAACTGCCGGGGCATCAGCACAGCGTACAGCACGTGAAAATCTGGATATCTATGATGCCAGCCTGAACAAAAAAGGACTCGTTCAGCTAACCAGTGCCACTGACAGCCCCAGTGAAACGCTGGCAGCCACCGCAAAAGCGGTGAAAATTGCGATGGATAATGCCAATGCCCGTCTGGCAAAAGACCGGAACGGAGCAGATATTCCCAATAAGCCGCTGTTTATCCAAAACCTCGGTTTACAGGAAACGGTAAACAAGGCTGGTAACGCCGTTCAGCGTTCCGGCGATAAAATGACCGGAGAACTGAAAATTGGAACGATGAATGCGCTGCGAATTTTTAATGATGCCTTCGGTCTTATTTTCCGCCGTTCAGAAGAGTCCCTTCATTTCATCCCTACGGCTGAAGGACAAGGCGAAAACGGTGATATCGGCCCATTAAGGCCATTCGCTATAAATCTAAGAACAGGTGCTATATATGTCAGCCACGGGGCCAAAATTGAAGGAGGTCTAGCTATTGGTGCTACTGATAACGCACTGGGTGAAAACTCCATTGTTCTGGGAGATAACGACACCGGATTTAGGCAAGATGGAGATGGTATTATTAGCTTCTATTCAAATGGTTCGCGCATCGGACATATTGATGGGTTAGGATTACATCTTTATAAAGATATTGAATCTAATTGCAGCAATTTTAGATTAAAAAGTAATTACCGCCACCACATTACATTCACCAACGAAGACGGAAGTATTCGTATGTTTTTGTGGAAAGATAACGGTGGTGATGGTGTTCATATTAATAACGGTTCAGATGGTGGTGGTGATTTCATTTTTAAAACAGATGGGGGATTTGCGCTGGGAAGTGGTGCGCAAGTTGCGTCTAGTGGCGATATTTATGGTTCAGTGTGGGGAAACAACTGGTTAAGCACATGGCTGCATAATCATGTCGTTCGGGATATTCGTCTTGGCAGCATTGAATATAAAAACGTATGGCGCGACTACGGCTTTGGCGATGCGTCAGGTTATGTTTTAACAGCCGCAATTAACGGCAATGCGGATGATCTTGTCGACACTGTTGCCAGAAGGCCAATTCAGAAATTGATTGGGGGAATATGGTACAACGTGGGGAGTGTTTAAGATGATGCACTTAAAAAATATTACTGCTGGCAACCCTAAAACAAAAGAACAATACCAGCTAACTGAAAAAGCGGGCGTGGTATGGCTCTTTTGCGAAGATGGCAAAAACTGGTATGAGGAACAAAAGAATTTTCAGCCAGACACCATAAAAATTGCTTACGATGAGAACAACATCATCGTTGCTGTCAGTAAAGACGTTTCAACTATTAATCCTGAAGGGCTAAGCATAGTTGAAGTTCCTGATATTACGGCAAATCGTCGCGCAGACAATAACGGAAAATGGATGTTTCTGTATGGTAAAGTAGTAAAGAGGGAATATACAGAACAGGAACTGCAACAACAGGCCGAATCACAAAAGGCCGCGTTGCTTTCTGAAGCAGAAAGCGTTATTCAGCCACTGGAACGCGCTGTCAGGCTGAACATGGCAACAGATGAGGAGCGTAGCCGACTGGAAGCATGGGAGCGCTACAGTGTTCTGGTCAGCCGTGTGGATACGGCAAATCCTGAATGGCCACAAAAGCCTGAATAAAAATTAAGGCCCGATAGCGGGCCTTGTCTCATTCTGGTTGTTCTGGAAACGTTACTGGCAGGCTGGAGGTGTCTGTAGATTCGACTTTCTGCGCATAGAGCATCCACTCGGTTAATTTTTGTTTATTCTCGTCGGAAATGATGCCCAGCCGTAGCTGTGAGTCCCATAACTGGGTTTTATCCCTGACAAGTTGCAACAGGCTTTGCTTTTCATTCTCTGCCTGCTGCCTCTGTTCTTCCTCGGTGTAAGTTCGCTTTATCACTACGCCATCCTTGAACATCCATTTACCCGAAATATCAGCCCGGCGATTTGCTGTAATATCAGGTAATTCAACGACGCTTGCGCCTTCTGGATTAATTGCTGAAACATCCTTTTCAATACAAATAATAACGTCGTTGTGGTCATAGACCATTTTCAACGTATCAGGCTGAAAGTTCTTTTGTTCCTCATACCAGTTCTTCCCATCCTCTGTATAAAGCCATTTGATGTTAAATCGTTCCGTTAGCTGGTATTGCTCTTTTGTTTTAGGGTTGCCAGCAGTAATATTTTTTAAGTGCATCATAATTAAATACTCCCCGCGTTATACCACGTTCCATTAATGCAATACTGAATTGGCCTTGCCTGAGTTGTATCAATTAATTCATCACGGTTTCCGTTAACTGAACCTGTAACGACATAACCTGACCTGTCAGACCAGCCAGGACCATTCCATGTCTGAACAGATGACAGACCGCCAAGGCGAATACCTGTAATAAACCTTGAGTTACATTCTGCCTGCGTATATGCACCAACATCTCCCGCAGAGGGTTTGCGTGTTGTGGTGTAAAACTCTGACCAGTTAGCTTCAAAGCCATAACCATCACGTGCTGAACGATAAAAAATACCGCCGTTCTTATAATTCACACGGAACTGTACGGCAGGGCAACTCCCCTCGCTCATATTGAAATGGAGGATTAATGTCGTTGCGCCACCAATATTTGCGTTATAGACCCCGCTATTCCAGTTCCAGCCAACAGCTTTATCATTTCCGACAGTGCCTCCTGTTTTCCCTAAAGCAAATGCAGACTGCTGGTTTTTCGTGTTGTAGTCTCGTCGCCAGCCAGGAGCATAAGCATCACCATGATTAATATAGGTGAATTGAGCGTTAGTAATTCCGCCACCGCTGGAAGTGCTCGGGGTGGTTACACGGATGGTCATGGCTCCTTTATTACCCATAACCTCAATAACGCAACCTGCAAGATGAATAGTTCCACAGCCAGTATCGGTAATAATTTTATTATTGCCGTATGACCATGAACATTTGCACATCCAGTATGGGTGATTGAATGCCCCTTGAGAATCCAGCCATTCAATCAATTGTGCCGTCGTCCAGTTTCCTGCACCTGTGCTAATAGCACCATGAAAAGAGCGGCAAGCACCTATTGTTTGCGTAAATTTATCTTTGTTTGGAATATCTGCGCCATTCTGGTTTTTCTGCAACGCACCAGAAGCCTGATTTACCGTTTCCTGTAAACCGAGGTTTTAGATAATGGCTGTTTCCGGCCTGCATGGCATGATTTGCGCTTTTAAACGGGAGATCCAGAGTGCTGATTGGCTATGTAAGGGTATCAACAAATGACCAGAATACAGACCTGCAACGAAACGCTCTTGTTTGTGCAGGATGTGAACAAATATTTGAAGATAAATTAAGCGGAACAAGGACAGACAGACCTGGATTAAAACGCGCTTTAAAGCGTCTTCAAAAAGGTGACACACTGGTTGTCTGGAAACTGGATCGCCTCGGGCGAAGCATGAAACATTTGATTTCTCTCGTAGGGGAATTACGAGAGCGAGGGATTAATTTTCGCAGTCTTACTGACAGTATTGATACGTCATCTCCAATGGGGCGTTTTTTCTTCCACGTTATGGGTGCCCTGGCTGAGATGGAACGAGAACTAATCATCGAGAGAACGATGGCTGGACTTGCTGCTGCCAGAAATAAAGGCCGTATCGGTGGGCGACCACCTAAACTAACCAAAGCGGAATGGGAGCAGGCCGGGCGTTTATTAGCACAAGGAATCCCCCGCAAGCAGGTCGCATTGATCTACGATGTGGCCCTGTCAACGCTGTATAAAAAACACCCCGCCAAACGAACGCATATAGAAAACGACGATCGAATCAATTGAATCGATCGGTAATACAGATCGATTATGCCCCAATAACCACACTCAACCCACGATGTTTTTTAAGATAGTGGCGAATTGATGCAAAGGAGGTGAGATGAAATCAATTCGCTGTAAAAACTGCAACAAACTGTTATTTAAGGCGGATTCCTTTGATCACATTGAAATCAGGTGTCCGCGTTGCAAACGTCACATCATAATGCTGAATGCCTGCGAGCATCCCACGGAGAAACATTGTGGGAAAAGAGAAAAAATCACGCATTCTGACGAAACCGTGCGTTATTGAGTATGAAGGCCAGATTGTTGGCTATGGTTCAAAGGAACTGCGCGTTGAAACCATATCCTGCTGGCTGGCCCGCACAATTATTCAGACAAAGCACTATTCCCGCCGTTTTGTGAATAACTCTTACCTCCACCTGGGAGTATTCAGCGGACGCGATCTGGTTGGCGTTCTCCAGTGGGGATATGCCCTTAACCCCAACTCAGGTCGTCGTGTCGTGCTTGAAACGGATAACCGGGGCTATATGGAGTTGAATCGCATGTGGCTACACGACGACATGCCCCGCAACTCTGAATCACGGGCCATCAGCTACGCGCTGAAAGTTATCAGATTACTGTATCCGTCAGTGGAGTGGGTTCAGTCATTTGCTGACGAACGCTGCGGACGCGCAGGCGTTGTGTATCAGGCGTCGAATTTTGATTTTATTGGCAGCCATGAAAGCACGTTCTACGAGCTGGATGGTGAGTGGTATCACGAGATAACGATGAACGCGATTAAGCGGGGTGGACAACGAGGCGTGTATTTACGGGCTAATAAAGAGCGTGCCGTGGCGCACAAATTTAATCAGTATCGCTACATCAGATTCCTGAACAAGCGAGCAAGGAAGCGGCTAAATACCAAACTATTCAGGGTTCAGCCATACCCTAAGTGA